ACTTTGCGACCGTCTTGCCTACCTTTATTTGTTGCGGATATCCAACGATAAGAAATGTCGCATGCAACCCCTTTTGCATGGTTGGACACAATGCCAGGTTTGCCGCGTACATCGCGCACAACCCAAGTGCCGTTATTCCACAACGATTTATCTGAATGATGTACAGCACGCGATACCCATATGTCCATGCCAGCCAACGGTTTGGCTACGACTGGCGCGGCGTTAACTGTGTACGGTTTCATTCGGTTTCGCTTTTTGGAGTTTTCTTTATACCGTTTGACGCGACCAAACCCGATAGAGCGCCCGTGAGAAACACGCTGATTGTGCTCAATAGGTCAACAATGCTGCCGTCAAGCGGTGACAATTCTGCAGGCATATTTACAAACAACATGCCAAACAACAAACCAACCACCATGATCGCAAATGTGATTGCCATTGTTACGCCAACTATAAAAACTAGTCGAGCGTGCAATGCTTCATTTTCTAATTTCGCACCTGTCCGCAGTGACATTTTGGCATGGCCTTTCTATGGTTGTGTTTTTAATTCTGTAAATTGTTGTGTTATTGGTTTTACTAAACGAACAGGCTGATAATAAAACGCAAACAAAACTAGTTAATAAGGGTTTTGAATTCATCGTTAGTAATTCCAAGCCTGTCAAGTATTGTTTGGCGCTTATCTGCTTTTGCTTGATCTGTTTTTGCTTGCGCTGCAGCATTTTTTTTAACCTGTGCTTGATCTGCCTCAAGTTGTGCTAATTCTGCATCGTCAAAGTCGCGAGTAATTGTCTCGCCTGTTACGCAGTCAATAATAGTTTTTTGTAATTTTGTCATATAGCCCTAACTGTTTGAATATCCGTATATGCGAGCGTTGCCTGCGGTAAAAGTATTTGCGCTAGCAGTTAAAGTTAGCGAAGTGCACGAAGTTGTATTTGTATTTGTTCCGCTTAACTGGTAATACAAATTTGATGGATAAATATGATGACCATAAGCAATTTTTCTTTTGGTCAAAAACGGGTTGATTATTGTCATTTCTGTTACAACTTCAAAGTCTGTGCCGTCGCCACAGTATCCAAAATCCCAAAACGCTTGAGATGCCGAATAACCAAAAGCGCCACCATTTACCGCGCTACCAGCGATATAGCCAGTAGTAATAGCGCCAATGGTTGCTCTAATCGTTGGTGTGCCTGTTGCGTTTGCATTAGCAATAATGACTAAATAGTTGTCGTAAGTTGCGCTAAAAACATTACTAAAAGTTGTCGCCGCACCTGACAACGCACCGCCGCCAACATAAGTTAAACCGCTAGACGCTGTAGGGCCAGCACTAGGAAACCACAACGAAACGCCAGCACTCGTAAAATACAAAGTACCAGAACCGTATTGTGCGATTGTCAAAGGTCCAGCACTCGACACGGTTGCAGTGCCAGCGGTAACGGTTGTAACACCTGCACCAATGTTTTGTATAACTAAAGTATCGCCAGCGCTAAATAGCGATGTGTTCACGGTAACGGTATTTGATGATGCGACATTCATTACAACGCGTGTACCCTTGTCGGCAGCAGCTAAAACATAGTTAGCGGTCTTGGTCGAAACAGTTTGGTTGTAGTCGTTGGCTTGCAGAGTATTCATTTGCGCTGCTGTTAAAACCTGCGCTGCTGTGAATGTTTGTATTGACATATTTCTCCTTAGATTACCCTAGAACATTGCCTGCGTTGAGTATGCCGTATATTGCGTCATCTAATATGAATTCGTAAACAATGACCGTTGGTGAAGTAAACAAAGCAATTGAATGACCTTGAGACAGGCTGATTGAATGTTCGACACCTTCAATTGCTAGTTCTTGCGCCAGTTCGCTGGTAGTTGCACCAGTCGTGAATGTGTGTTCAATTGTGATTGTTTGCCCAATGTCAATGATTGCCACCTGGTCGCGCTGTAGTCCTGTAAGGCTCATAAACGCTGTTTCAACCGATGTGTAACGCGCTATTGGTTCAGGTTCTAATAGGTAGTTAGCAAGGCTTAGCGCGGCTGTGTTGTCGTGTAGCAGGCTCTCAGTGATGGACTGGGTTTGAATAAAATACAAAGTTTGGCTGGCAGCGTCATTGGCCACCTGTGGATTGTTACTGCCTCGAATGGTCACTGATGCGCGATTGCATACCTGATCGGCTTGAAACGAAATGCCCACCCCGCTATAAGGGATGTTTGTTCCGTCATCGTGAAAGTCCGCTACCGAACTGCTAAGCGTGTTGCCGATACGCGGCTGGAATGTCAAATTACCCGTTCGTGACATGAACAGTCGGCCTTGCTCGGCCTGGTTGATTGCTGCCAAATACGCCTGAACCGATGTTCCATTGTCAACCGTAAACGCTGCTGAACCGCCAAGTGTTTGTGTGCCTGTACTAATTGCGCGTTGAGCAATCGGAAAATCAACTTCTGGAAGGTTAAGAACTGCTGTAATTCGAGCGCTGGACAATTGTTCGCTGACATTGAATTCGGCCATGTAAGTTTGTGACAATAAATAAAAATCATCCGCACAATAAACCGTGACCGTGTCAATCCCGCCTAACGCAAAGTTGTAATCGTAATTAACAACAAAACCTTTGAACAAATATTGTTTGACATTGTTTGTGTCGTACCGCGCAAAGCGTACTTTTCTCATTGGCGCTAAACCTGGCTGTTCAGTGGTTGCATCCCAATATGGTGAATCCTCGTTGAATGGGTTGAACACGCCTGTTGTGTCCAACATTGTGAACGCCATAGTGCCTGCACTGAATTGATCGCCAATGTCTTGCCTGCCGCGTTTAATTGTCACATTGTCGCACCCATTCAAAACGCTGGCGAAATTGGTTGTGCCGTTAAGCACAAACTGGGTATTGTCCAGCACACCCATAGTTGCCGAATTAAGTGTGAACGCATCCTGCAAAAATCCTGTGTCAATCTCTAATTCGTAATCACCCGATTGAACTACTGCTGTGCCCGCCATTATGCAACCTGAATCTGTGCTGGCCCTGCTGATCGGTTGTAAGCGCGAATTGCGTTAACTACTGCCTGCCCGATCTCGGCGCTGGTAGCCAGACCGCCAGTAACATTTACTGTCACAACGCCACCATTCATGCTGCCAATTTGTGATAACGGAATTATTGCCTCTGGGCCTTTTTCACCCACCATTGCCAAAGTTGGCCCTGTAACAATTCCACCATTAGCGAAACCTGGAATGTTTATATTGCCAATATCAAAACTGCCAAACGAATCTTTTAAGTCAACAAGTTTTCTGAACATGCCAATCAGCACACCTAGCGGCCCTGTCACAACTATTATTGAATTTCCGAACATGTCGAATGCGCGTGACATTGCCTGAAATTTAACTTCTAAATAAACCATTGCAGCAGTCAACGCGATGACAGCGGCTGCAACAAGAATATAAGGGTTTGCGCTAGTTACCGCGTTCAATGCGACCGTTGCAATCTTTGTGAGTACCAGTGTGGCTTCATATATTTTCATTGCGACATTGGCAGCAATAACCGCTGTAGCAAGTGTGCCGATCACGCCGATGATTATTAAAAACACTCGTGTGTTTTCTTGCGCCCAATCAGCGACAGGTTTTAGGATGTTCAATAATCCAAGTAGCGCTGGCAGTAATGCAACACCAATTGATTCTTTAGTTTCATCAAGCGCAATTGTCATGCCTTTCATACGACCTTCAAACGAATTCGCTGCTGTGCTGGCCGCGCCACCAAACGAAACCGCTAGCGCGTTAGTGATGTCATCAAGACTGCTACTTGAATCAATCACACCTTTTAACGATGGGTCAAGTTTTGTTAACGCCGCAGTCTGACCATTTGCAGCCTTACCTAACGCAAGTGTGACCGTTTCCAAATCCTTGCCAGTAGCCGCCGCTATGTCAAGTGCAGTAGTCATCAAACCTTGTGCAACCTCTACCGAACCAGTCGAACGAACCAGGCTCGCCATCGCAGGCCTCAAATCGTCATCAGCAACAGAAAACGCCTTTGACATACTGCTAATGAATTGCTCATTGCTCGCAATCACATCATCAGTAGCCATTGCCGATGTGCGTAACTGTTGAGCCAATAATTCTTGTGCCTTTTGATCTTCGGCCGCTGCCTTCGCTGCGAAACCCAGACCTGCTGCCAAACCGCCAACAATTGCAACCGCCGGCACTAACGCCTTGTTTAGCGCGTAGCCAGTTTTTGCGCCAACGCCATCAAGTGACGCAAATTCTTTTTGTGCTTTGTCAAATCCTTTTGTGTCGAGTGACGAAATTATTGGAATGTTAATTGCCATGCTCAACCACCAGTTTTCTATTAAGCGTCACCATGACTTTGTCAATAATCTTTTCTACGCCTTGAACAACATTTTCGCGGTTCTTCATTACTGCTTTTTCAAGTACGCGCGGCGCTGGCCCTTCTTCTTTATTAAGTGTCTCAGTAAACTTAGTTGATTTCTTTCTGCCAGCATGATCAAAGATTGCGCCAGCAATATCTTTTTGTTGCATTGACATAAGTTCATATGGTGTCGCCTTGTACGAAACAACATGTGATTCGCGCGGATTGTTTTCCGCATCAAACCGATCTTTGAACATCACGGTTTTGGCTTTATTGCCACGCTTGCCAACTTTAGTTATAAAACCTTTTTGCACAGCGCTGGTAGTCCAAAAAACTGATCTGCTTTTAATCAATGAATACTTGTACATTCGAGACAGTGGCGCACCATTGCCAGCCGAATTTTCAAACTTTTGCACAGCATCTCGCGCGTCAGCGACAATAACATCGCCTTCCTTTTTGATGTCCTTAGTTACCTGTTTGCGATATGTTTTGTCAAAGTCGTTCAGGTCTTTCAGTGTTTGCTGAATGCCAAAGATTTTGACTGATGCTTCCATAGTTACTTTTTGCCTTTGTTTCTGGTATTGATAACACTAATGACTGTTACCAAGTCTCTGTGGTCAAAGGTAATCTGCGGCGGCCACCACCCTACTGACACCAACATTTCTGCTAGTTGCCTTCGGTAAGTTCCCCGCCCGTATGGTTTGGGTTTGTTTTGTCCTCGACACTAACAATTGTCATTTCAGGATTTTCTTTAACCCATTGTTTCCATGTTGCTGGAAGTTTTGCGCCAGCAAGTTTCAAGATGATGTGCGCCCAACAGCACATGTCACCGAATCCCATGCCGCGACCGTCACTGATTTTTCTGTTCTCTAAAGATTCCCATTCGGTAATTACAAACATGTTTGTGTAAAGCGTTTGCGCTGGTTCACCGTTATTCAAATCAACTTCAAGCCCGATTTTCATTGTTCTCGTTTCTCGGTCGTTGACCGTTTGTTATGGTGTTGTGTCAATTGTTAATTGACCGCCAGTGAATTCAAGATCAATTGATTGCAATTCGCCGAGCGTCATATTTAGCACAGGCATTGAAGCAAGCAAACATCCCTGTAACTCAAATGCAGGGTTTGTGGCGCTGAGCGCTGATGCTGATGGCACATATTTGATGTCTGTTTGTGTGCCAACCAATGGTTGCAACGCTGCGTAACTTGCGGCTGCTGCATAGTCAAGATACAAAGTGATCGTTGCAGAATTTGATGCGAGACCTGGCACATACGATCGGTATGCGATTGCGTATGTTGTTTTATCGAGTGGCTCGAATGCCTGATTTGCTGTGCCTGCTGTAACCCATGCAGAGAGATCGATACCATCTACAAAAAATTGTGGGGTTGATTGATAATTGATAGCCATTTGATGTGCCTTTCGTTAATACAGGTTTAGCAGGTTTGGTAGGGAATCATGTGGATTTGGATGTCAATTTGATCATAAGTTCGTAGCAAGGATATACGGCGTTGCCGATTTCTAAACTGGTTGGCCTGCCAGATGTGACTGCAACATTTTTGCCGAGCACCAAAGCACACAAGTTGAGTAGTGATCGCATTGCGTCAAGGTTTGCTGGCCCGATTGTGATAAGGCTGACAGGGAATGACATGTCAACAACCTGGCTGTTCCATGCCTCAAATGAGCATGCAGAAATCATGGCGCATGGTGGAACGATGTTTTGTGGTGAAGTTACCACTTGTAAGCCTGTTACTTCTGTTAAGAACGCTGCTAGGTCATCTAGTGCGGTGTTGAATAAATCTGTGTAGTTTGCTGGCATTAGGCAACCACAGCGCGATTTATTCCCAACAGTTGTTTTACGATTGCTGATAGTCCGTTTGTTGTGCCTTGTCCCATGCCATCAAATGTGGCGAAATCTTGACCTGCTGAACCGCGCTGGCGGTACAACGCGCCACCATACATTGTTGTGCCGAGTTTTACGGCCGATGATGGGACAACTGATAATTGGTCAAAATATCCGTTTTCAAATCGTCTAAGACTGCAGAATGCGTTAGCGGCTGCTGCACAGATAACTAAGAATGCTTCATCGCCTGCGGTAGCAACCTCGATGCCCAACCAATCGGCGATGTCGCCATCATCAATCCAAGTGCATACAGGGTCAAATTCAATTGTGCCTGTCGCTGGTGTGCGTTGAACTGCGTCACCAACCGCTACATACATCACCTGGTTATTGATTGGGATGTTTGGATTGAACGCTGGGAATCCGTTACCGTCTGTGCCGATGTAGTAATACTGTGGCACTGCGTACACAACTACTTCGCCATCAAAATCACCGCCGACATCGTCAACGGTAATTGTTTGACCAATTTCAAATGATGCGTTCTCTAATGTTTGTAAAACCGCGTAATCATTTAATAATTGTTTGGAAGTAACTGTGTAAATTGTCATGGCGGTGAAGCCGCCCTAACTAGCCGCGCTTGACGAACTTAGTTGCATCAATCATTACTGATGCGAAGTATCCTCGCCATGCGATCGTGCGTGAAAGTTGTGATGGGTTCTCGATACTGATTGCACCTTTAGGTGTTTCCCAGTTCTCAAAACCTGATGCGTCAGCGACAATTAAATTGCCTGCTGGCAAGAAACGATCTACAACTACTCGCAAACCAAATGCCAGCGCGTCCATGTTGCCTGGTGTAACTGAACCGTAAGCATTCATCGGGCCAACTGCTGGGAATAACGGTCTGCCCGAATCGTCCACTAATCGTCCAAGCGCTGCGAAATAACTTGGTGTCATGATGAGATGAGTTGGCAGGTTTCCGTTTGAGTTTTCAAGAATTGTCACTGCTGCTTCATAAACGAATGCAATCCAATCGGCTGGTGAATCTGCGTCAGTAAGTGTTGCAGTTTGTGAAACACCTGCTGCAAGCGCATCGGCAGCCACATTGTCTGTTGTGTTTGCGTAAACGCGCGCCATGTCATCAAGCAAAGCGCCAAGAACTTCTGGTGAAGTCCAGTCAATTGATGCTTCCGACAAACTTACATAGCCACCATAGATTCCTTTTGTAACTTGAATGTCATCAACAATGAACTGGCCTGCAGTGATTGTTGTGGATTGTGTGACTACGCCTTGTGAAACATTGGTTGTTACCTTTGGACGAATGAACACTTTGCCAGATGTTGGCATTGCGCGAACACCAATTGCATCAACGATCGGGCGCATCCCTACTAGGTTGTTGTAAATCGGTGCGACTGTTGGAACTGGAAGCAAACCATCAAGTGTGGTTGTGTTGACATCGGGCGCTGCCGCTCGAATGCCTTCGGTCATGCGTGCGAAAGTTTCGCCGCCTTGACATGCTGCAACGATGTATTCGGCAGCCGATGGCATGCGGAATTCTCGTTTTGGTGTCGCCCACAATTTTTCAACTGCTGCTGCTGCCTCAACTACTGGTGTGATTTCTGTTTCCATTGGTGATTCCTTTTCTGTGACTTGTTGATCATTATTACTGATTTCGGGTTCTGTTTGTGGGATGCTCGCCGCCACATCGGTAATTACTGAACTGGCAAACGCTGGTTGACTGACTACCGATAATTCGTTGAAACTGGCTGACTCGATAACCATCACGCCTTGTTTGTCAAAACTGAATTTTTCTACATTGACACCGACTGAGACTTCGCTCAAAGTGCCATCGCTCATCAATGTGAGCGCAGTATTTCCGAGATCGGTTGCCGATATTGACGCAGTAAACATAAGTGCTTCGCCTGTGTCGACACGCTCAGTCACTTGGCCAATGATTTGGTTTGGGTCGTGTTGCATATAAAGTTTCGGTCTGCGACCGTCAACAGGTAAAGAACCTGGCATGAACATGACTTTTTCGCCTGATGAAACTACAGCAATTTGATTCCATTCAACTGCGACACCAGAGATTGATCGGCGCGGCGCTTCGCCTGCCGCTGCCGCATCAACCGTGATCAAGTGAGTGGGACTAAATCTGATCATGCGTCTGAGCCTACATTATTGGCTGGCGCGTTTTGTGGCATATCTGATCGTTCGGGCATAATGTCACCGTCAACAAAATCCGAAATATCAAATTTAACATAAGTACCGTTTGGTAAAACTTGGTTCATGCTTAATGTCTGGCTAATACATTCGGCCACATTTTTGGCCGCAAATGTCCAAACATCTTGACGCGCTTCTTGACTGTTCGTATAAGCGTATGAGCCAACCGATAAATTTAATAAGTACGCGGGAACGCCAACTGCTCGACTGATCTGCATTTGCATAAATTCGCTACTTTGTACCAGCATCATTTTGTCGGGCGATGTCATCAATTCTTGGTAGTGAACTTCTGGTGATAGCGCTGCAATGGTTTGTGTCATGCGCGCTTCATTGAATGTCGCCGCGAGTTCTTGAAGATCGGTTGCTGACATTGATTCCGAGTTTGGTTGTACTTGCAAAATTCCTGATGGTATTGCTGATGATGCGTTTCTGAATACTGCTTCGTCAAGTTTGATTGCTGTGTTGATTGTTCTTTGTGATGCGTACACAACGCCTTCGCTACCTGACAAGAACTGTACGACATCCTCAACAGGAATTTCAGCGCCATTGAAATAAAGATTTGACGCTTTACTAAACCAAATATTCTGTGTTTGATCTGTGCTGGTAATCATGGCGGCTGGTAGTCGAGAGAATGACGCTGGATAGCCATCGTTTGTGCGCGAACTAATAAACCAAAACGCGCGACCAAATGTCACCAAATCTGCGACTGTCCATGAAAGCATGAAATTGTTGGTGGTGGCAGGGTTTATTCTGCGTAACCAACTGCGGGGCGCGATATATCGGCATTCCATTTCGCGTGTTTGTTCATTCCAAATTTCGTTATACATTTCAAATTTCATTGAGCCAATAACTGAGCTAATCAGGCCGACAGCGCGAGCGTATGCAGGCACTGACATGGCGCGATTAAATAATTCGCCTTGCGTGTATGTAAAGTATTCGCCAATCATTGCGGATGATGCACTACCGCCACCTGCTGCCGCTAACGCTTTATTTTTTGGTGTTGCAAATATACCCATGTTCAAAGTATGCCACTGCGATTACCGCGCAAGGTGTATAGGTGCTGGCCGCAAACAGACCGAGAAAGCAGGTGAACAGCCAGCCACCCAATTAGAGATTAGCGGTTTGAAACAAACACCATTGGTTTTCGTGTTGTGACAGGTTTTGAAGCCATAGCCACAACCCAGCACAATGCGCGCGCTAACTCGATTGGGCCTGGCGAACGGATTGATGAAAGCGTGACCGCGCCCTGCACTTTGACCGCGACCGCCCGCTGAACATGTTGTGCCAGCAGGGTTGAACCGTCATGTGCAACTTTGCCTTCAATGATTGCGTTACGCGCAAGACCTGTCCACCTGATCAGTTCACGATTGCCAACAATCTGCATTCGACTAATCAATTTAGCGGGCATTGACAATTCAAGTGTCGGTGTCACAAGTAGCCGTGTGGTTTGATCGCGTACCTCGTTTTCAATCGCTGTGATGCAATCCTGCAGCGTGTCCTTCACAAATGCAACCGTAACCTGACATTTGCCTTGCGGATTCATCGCACCGCGTAATCCGATATATCTGGATTCGTCTTGGCTTACTTCGACTGCTAACACACCACCATTCGGCATTGGTTCAGTAGTGACTAACGCATCCCACACACCTGGCGAAATCCATCCTTGCGAACTAGCCAGCCAAAGATTTACCGATGACCGAATGAACGCTGCACGATTTGGTTGCTCGGATTCTGCTTCAAGAACATCAAGCGAAATTGTCCCGCCAGCAATCGCAGGATTCGCCGCATGCCACGCCTCTGGACTCATCGGGTCAACAGTATTTTTTGGTGAGTATTCCGCGAAATAAAGTTTGCCTTGTTTTTTGCTGTCAATAATTCTTAAACCCTGTTCACGCCATTTAAGAAACTCAACACTGGATTCATCACCAGCCGTTGAAGTCATAAACATCATCGGGGAATTTGCTGTGCGTTGTGTTGGCATTAACCCCAAAGAAACCGCGTCACTTGACACAGCCCAAAGTTCATCAACATACACCAGGTCAACAGCCGCCATTCCGTGACCGACCGTAGGTGTAGCCGCTCGAATAATCCAGCGCGTACCGTCAGGGAATTCAACCTGATTACGGCCGATCGACCATGAAACAATTCCCGAAAACTTGGATTCAAAAATCGGTGCGAGTTTCAAAAACATTTCGTAGGCCAAATCTAAACGGTGCGCGCACGAAATAATTGTTTGCGGTTTACCGCGCTGTTTAGCAAAATCTGTTGCCCACCAACCTAGAACAGCACTAGCCAATGTTGATTTACCATTTTGACGCGCCACACTCAGGCAACCTTGCCTATGCAAGAGATCACCATTCAAATCATGCACCAACAAATTGTGTGCAATATGACGCTGCCAATCCATAAACGGAATACCCAAATACTCGGCAGACCAATCGGCCACCTGATCACCATAAGAACCCGCATAATTTTCAATGCTGGTTTCCAATCGTGGCACACAAGAACCAGCGCCAATCAGCCCAGAATCAGCCCGAACCAGCGGGAACTGGCGCAAACTAGCCGTTTCAACTATTTTTAGCCGATCGTGTGGGGGCTTCTGTGTTTCCGATAAAAAACCGATTTCGTTTTTGTTTGTTTTATTTATGTTTATTGATTCATTTTTGGGCATTGGGGTTTGTTTGCGTGAATGTTTTATGTTTCTGTATCGAGCACCGCGCGATGAGTTGCAGGGCTTACAAGCCGCGACAAGATTGTCCATGTCATTGAGTCCTGGTGTATCGGCTGGCCAGCGATCTTCTTCAATTAGGTGATCTGCTGTTGTGGCTGTGCGTTGCCCGCACCAATGGCAGGATGGTTGCCCTTCAAGTAGTGCGCGCCTGTTCTTTTTAAACAGTGCCGTGTTTCTTGTGCTGGGGTTTGTTTTGCGTGCGGGTGTTCTGCGATTTGGTGACATTGTGTTTTTGCTAGCGCGCGCTGTCGCGCTTGCTTTCGGTTTTGTTGTGATTGTGATTCATGGCCGCCTCGATCTGTTATTTGTTTTTTGTTTTCAATGTTAGTTCGTTATGAGATTAAACCTAGTGCGATAGCCCCCCGTGCTTTTGCCTCGTAGCACACCCATATCTTTAACCTTTGCCTGATGTCGTGTTACCACGCGCATCATCTACCCACGCTTGCCGTGTGTTACCAGTCAGCGTTGCACCGCTGTAGGTCGTGCCCGTAATCGTTTTCGGTATATTAATAATGATGGCTCTAGGGCTGGACCGCTTCGGGATTATTTTTTTCTCTGATCCCCTGATTTAACTGTTCATCTCTCGCCCATTGAACAGCACCACCATTGTTAATTTTGTAATGACTCTATAACTTGTGATGCCTCTTGCTTACTTAACGCCTCAATGCTTGAATACTGATTGTTTAGCAACTTGTTTATGTATGGCAGTAGTTGTGTCGTGCCGATCTTTTTTTCAAATGCCAGCGCGCGTATCATTCCGCGCTGTTTAGGTGACGCATACTGTTTTGTGTCTGTTGTGTCACCAAATGGCTGTTCTAGGTCTGCTCGAATAGGTGTTACTTCTGCTATTGGTGAAGGCTGGCGTGCCTGTACCTCGTTGCGTGACGCTATTGACTTGCCTATGCCCATGCCTAAGAAACCAAGCGCCCTACCTAAGCAGCTCGTGCTGGCGTTCATCATCTCGCTACCTTTGGTGTAAGGCGTGCGACCCGGTATCGGCTCCCAGCAGTAAGCAACGGTTGGCACAAGATCATCTAATGCGCGCCACACCGTACAACTAATCTCAACATATTGTTGACTGTCTACTGTCACGATTACTGGTTTTGTTTCTTGTATGCGTAGATCAGGCCAACGCTTCAACGCCTCAGCTAATCGAGTCGGTACATCTACATAATCGCCTAAGTTGAAAGCGTTCATGACATGTACGCGACACACGCGTTAAGTAACTGACTGCTAATTTTTATGTCGTCTTGCAATTCCTTAATGTGTTCTTGCAGCACTTCGTTTTGTTTGCGCGCAATTACTAATTGCTCTATTAAGTAATTGTTTGTACTTTCTGCTTCGTTAAAGTCAGTCATTTGTCGCCTCGCTGACATCGTGGTTTATTCGTTCCCAATGCAAGAAACAATGATCATCTTCACAAGTTGATAATTCTTTAACTATTTTGTTAACTAGTTCTTGTAGTTGTGCGTTTTCTGCTTTTAATATGTCACGCTCTCGCGCTATTGCCATGTTTCGTTCTGCAGAGTCGCGCAGCTGCTCTCGACTGCCGTAGGTCGGGTCGTATCCGCGTCTCATACGCAACGCCAGACAATCGCTTGATTACCAGCGCGTGTCAATCGGCGTATGCCACTGTCAATGACATGACCGTCTTTAACTAGTGTGCCTCTAGTAGGCCTGACCGTGTTGCCTGACATGTTTAACGCTATTTCAATTTCCTCGTCGGTTGCTGGGCGACCCAGTAGGTAGGCGTGTACTCGTGCGCGCTTTTTACCTGTTTTCGGTTTTGCTTTTATTGCAGCGTCAACGCTTGTCTGTTTTGCTTCGCGCGCAATAATCACAATGTCACGGTTTATTGCTGGGCGCTCAAATGTGCCGCCTAAGCCGATTGATGGTGCGAACATTTCTAGTTGGTTAGTTTGCACGAGTTAACAACATTTCTAGCCGGCGTGCTTCTGACTCTAAATCTTTGATGCGTGTTTCTAATTCACCTATAATGCCCATGAGATATCGCACTTCAATCTCAAGCACTTTTGGTGATGCGTCTGGCATCTTGCTGATTTGCTCGCCTATCAATTTGAATTGGCGCATGCGATCAAGATTGAGTTGGTGTTCGCGTTCCATTTGCATATCAAATGTTTCGTTATATTCGTTCTCGGTCATTGCTTTCTCTTTTCTGTTTGGGTTTATATTTTGAACATGATAAAGGACAGTAGTCGCAGAGTAAGACCGCATGCAACCATTAGCCACG